ATTTTTTCTATACTCGGCTGAGTTAGTTAACGTCAGGCCAAAAAAGCGAGAGTCCAATTGGTATTGCTCTTTTTGATTCCCCATTTTCGGGAAAAAAAGTCAGATCAATGTCTGGATTTATTGTTTTTATATACTCCCTTAGTGCCCTAGAGTCTCGGGCTAGTAAATAATTATCTACAAAATCCCGAATTGTTTTAGTAGTTTCGTCTCCTTCTACACTTGTTATCATGTATTTAAGTCTTGTAGATAAGGTGGAATCGGAATCTTTTTTTAATTTTTTAAGACTATTTACTTCTTTTAAGATTTTTTGTTCATCACCATGATTTAATAATTTAAAAGTAACATTAGTTTTAGAATTAGGAAATTGAAAACTAAAATTATTTCCATTAACCCACTCTTTTTCATTTACTTTAACAAAATCTAGTTGTGATAAATCTACTGTTTCTTGTTTACCATTGTAATCAAAAGTATATTCATTACCATAACCTAAAACCCTAGCTGCTATCATTATAGCATTTTTATCTCCAATTAATAAATCATCATAATTTACTTTTGATACTATTAGGGATTCAAATAATTTATCTAATACAATACCTTTTTGAATATAAGATACATTAGATAATATATCTTCTTCTTTAGCGGTCATATATTTAATTTCGATTTTTCCTTCGGATAATGGACTATCTTTAGGATATAATAAACCCTTTGATGGTAAGTCTATAATTTCAGTAGGTAATTTAAATTCAGCCATAATCTTAATTTAAGTATAACGTTTGTTTATTATACATATATAATATAAAAAAAAGCTTGACCAAAGCCAAGCTATTTTTTAAAGAGGGTAAATAATACTCTATTAGAAATTTAACACACAATAATCAGGTTGTACTGTCATTGTTAATTCTTGAGCTGTATCTTCCGTATCCCAATTGAAATCACCGAAACTAGCTTCAGTAATAAATGCACCTTTTATGATCCATTCAGAAACTATATCTCCAACAGGTCCTAATACATTAATAGTAAGATCTTTTTTATAGAAATCAGAATAACCATCTCTACCAGTTACTGATTCGTGGTGTAATCTTACCCATTCCATTACTGCTTGAGCTCCTGAAGGTGTAATTGGGTCAAATAATGTAAAATCTATGGTATTCCATACTGTTTTACCTTTTACATATCTTTGAACGTTAATATGATTTAAAGGAACTGAACCTTGACTAACTGAAACAGCTGATACTCCTTTCATAATATATGAAGGAAAACCATCTACAAATAAGATAAATCTGTTAGCTTGTTTTGGCTCAAAAGCTGTGAAAAATATTTCGTTCGGATTTAATACTGCCATTTTATATCTTTATTTTATTATAAATATTTATATTTCAAATTTTTATGCTGGGAATGTTGCACCAGTAGGTAATACATTGAAATCTAATATAATAAATTCAGCTGTTTTAGTTGGTTGTAGGAATATTTGTCCAATCAACTCATTTCTATCTATCACATCTGGTGTATTATTAGATTCGTCCATTACTACTTTAAATGCATACAATCCTTGTCTTTGTTGTACACTTTCTAAATATGGGTTAACTTGTGTTAAGAAATTTTGTCTTGTTGCTATTGTATTTTGTTCAAATACTAAGTTATCAGCAATTTGAGATATAAAATCTTTTAACGCTATTAACAATCTTCTTACATTTACTCTATCTAACGCTGAAGCTGCTTTCTGTAATGTTTTCTGACCAAATACTACTACTCCTGTTTGTGGGAATGTAGCAATTGGATTAACATTTGCTTCATATAAAGTATCTCTATTTGTAGAAGTTAATCTTCTTTCAGCTCTAACTACTTGTCCTAATCCTCCTCTAGTTATACCTGCAGGTGCAAACCAAGGATCACTTGAAGCATCTGTAAAAGCATAAACACCAGGAATTACAGTTGAAGCAGGTACATATACTAATTGAGCTGTATTTGGATCTACTGTTTGAACCCAAGGCCAATAAGCAGCAGCATAACTTGTATCTTGACCTGAAGCTTGCTGTGTTACTTGTCCTATTTGTTGGTTATAATTAACTAAATCCATTACAAAAATAGCATCACCTCTTGCAATAGTGTTGTTACTTAAACTATTAACTTGTGTTGCATAAGACTGATTAGTTAAACCAGGTGCAGATATTACATTATATTGATAATCATCTTGATTAGCTAATAATGCTATTGCATTTGTATAATCAGTACCTATTAATCCTTGAGTATTTGTAGAATTAATATTTTGGTAAAAATTAGCTGGTACTCTATTTGCTGGTTGGTCTGTTGGTACATTTAAACCATTACCACCACCAAATGATCCAGAACATAATGCAGGTAGGGATCCTGTAAATTCATCTTTTGCCGTTCCATCATTATTGAAATAATTAGGTGTAGCATAATTTACAGCTTTTACTCTTACATAATTAGATATATTAGGGAATGAACCAGATTCTTGTAAGAATGTATCACTTCCTTCAGTTACTAATGTAGAAGTTACATCACCAATAGCTCTTGAAATAAAGTTAGAAGCTAAAGGATCTAAAGAAATATTATTATATTGTTCTAATATTACTTTTTGATTATTTGTATCGTCTCCTCTTCTAATAGCTAATGAAAATACTCCTGATCCAGAGTTTGTAGCTGTTATTTCAAATCTTAAATTATCTGTACTACCAGAAATAAGAGCACCGTTTCCATTTGCTACATTATTTGATCCTTCATCTTCTTGAATCGCACTATTCATAATAGCACCTTCTGAAAGTGTTTCAAGAACAAAAGGACTTAATCCCGTAGTTGGTCCTGATGAACCAGTTGGGATACCATGTGTATAAGATGTAGGTCCTGTTGGTCCTCCAGTTTGAGCTGATACGTTTGAGCTTGTAGCTGGTGTCCAATCAGTAACTGTACTTCCACTTACTACACGAGTTACTAATAATGAATTACCGCCATTTTGGAAATAATTGTTAGCGGCTACGGAAGTTAAATAGCTAAATTCATTAGAACCACTTTGCAATTTGTCACCAAATATCGCTTGAAAAGAACTATACGAACTAATTAAAGTTGGTTTTTCAATAGGTCCTTTTACTGTAGGTCCAATAATAGCTGCTCCTCTTTCTACTGGTCGAGCTGTAACAAAAGATTGATCATTTTCTCTTGCTAATACTCCTGGAGATATTAATGTTTCTGCCATTTTTGTATATTATTTTTAATATTGTTTTATTATAAATATTAAAAAACCCTTCAAAAAACTATTTTACTAAAGTAAATTCTCCAGTTTCTAAGTTGATGTTACCATCACCATATTTTTTCTGAAGATCTTCTGCAGTAGATTTAGATTCTTCTTGCAATTCAGCTAGTTTTTCTAATATAACTCCTCTTTGCCCTTCCAAAATTGCTCTTTGAACATCTACTTGACCTAATTGTAGTACAATTTGATCATTTTTTACTTTAAAATCCTTGAGTTTTGCTAACTCTTCTTTTGATAACTTGATTACGTCACTCATAATGTAATTTATTTATAAATATGATTAAAAAAATTTAAATTAAATATTGTTTTACTTCTTTGTAAACTCTTTCTGGTGTTATTGCCTTTTGACAAATATGTTGAAGTTCTGTACCTTCATTTTCTGGGCACCAGTCCCAGTTATGTGGATCAAAAACATATTGTTCTTTGTTCCAACAACCATTACAGACATCTAAATTTTGAATTCTAGTAATATTATTAGTAAATTCATGATTTTTATCTGCAAATCCGTTTATCATAAATGTATGTTTATTTAATGCCCAATTAATCCAAGATAACCCAGATCCTAAACCTATAAATAAATCGGCATGATAAAGATAATTAAATAACTCATCCCAAGGTAATTTTTGTTTTGAAATAATATTATTACCCTCAAATCCATTTACACTTAAACTAATTACTTTATATCCTTCCATTGTTAAAAGATCAGCTAATTTGATCCAATAATCTCTAGACCATTCTTTTAATCCTGAAGTTGCTTGGGGTCCTATACAAATGTATTTATCTTTTAATGGTCTATCTTTAGGTTTAAAATCTATACCATAATTAATTTCCTTAAAAGGTAAATCTAATATATCAGTAGCTGCTTGAATTAATGGTATTGTATTTGGTTTATTTTTATGTATTTTATAATTATCCCATTTTCCATTTTCTTTAAACCATCCTAATTTATATTGAGCTAGACATTTTATTGGTAAATTTGGTTTTATAAATTTAATATTTTTATATGCTTCTAAGTTTTCAAACCATTCGTTAAAAAAAGTACTAACTATTAATTCACAATTATGTTTCTTTTGAAATTCAACAACTTGAGGAATCCAAGCTAACGTATCACCAATAGAGCTAGAATCAAAAGTAATTTTAACTTTTTGATTAGTTAAATCTAAATTATAAACTAATTTATTGTTAATAAAAATTAGCCATGGTACATAATATTGAACACTAGTGCAAGTCCAAGTATTATTTTTAATATAAGCCTGATGTACTAATTTATTAACATTAGGATCAATAAATTCAACAAAAAATTCTTCTGGTTTATTACCAATAAGTTCTACTTTAGCTCCTTCATCAAAATTTAAAATTAATTTATTTTTTGGTTTATTAGGTTTTTTATTATTAACAAGATAATTTAATTCATTATATGCAATTTTAGCCGCATTTTCCCAAGTATATTTAGTTCTTATTTCTTGTGATTCTTGTAGTGCTTTCTTTTTATACTTTTTATAATTAGTATAAACATCCCTCATTACTTTTTTTAAATCATTAAAGTCAGGTTCATAAAAATTACCTGGTAGTTCTGATTGAGAATAAGTACTATATTCTCCTCCTACTGCTTTTATTTCTTTTTCTATTTTTACTGGATGTCCTTTGCCTTTAGCAAATTCCAACTGAGCGCTACAATTAGAATAAATTGAAGGAGTACCGCAGGCCATAGCTTCAATTAAAGGTAAATTCCATCCTTCAGATCTAGCACATGATAAAAAAACATGACCTTTTTGTAAATATTTTATATATTCATCTCTTGAGGGAAAATGTTTAATTTTAAGTCTTGGATCTACTAAATTGTAATACTTTAGTCTTTCCTCAGTTGTTTTAAATCCATCCTTAGCAAATACATTATCTATAGATAAAACTAAATCTACTTTTTCATTTTTATCAAATTCATCTAAAAACGCTTCAATAATTTCTTTAGTAGATTTTCTATAATCCCATCTACCAAAAAGAATAAATTTAAATCTTTTATCTTTATATTCAGGTAATGTAGATTTATCATTAGGATAGAATACTTTACTATTTACTGCCTCGGGAACTACTTTAACATTTTCCTCATCATACCCTTGTTTTACAATACAATCTTTTTGCCATTGTGAAGCAACCCAAAGTTGATCGTAATTTTTTGTTGATTGAAAAAATTTATCGGGATATTCAGTAGTTTCCCAAACTGTATAACCTACTCTAAATTTATCATAATCCTGATAATAATAATGATGATCCATTTCTGAAAAAACTAAATCAACATTATGTTCAAAATTATTAGAAAATTTAGTATAAATGTCATGTTCTTCAAATTCTACATCAGGTTTGGCTGAGTAGTAAGTTTGTCTACTTAATATTTTTTTATCCTGAGAATTAATGTAGTTTTCTACATCATGGGGTGTATCATTATGGCCTTTAAAATTATTAGTTACAGTGAAGTTTCTAGCCTTAAGATCTATTAATTCTGATAAAGCTCTTAAAAAAGACCTAGTATGATTATTATAACCCGTAGTACCAATATAGGAACAATGGGCAAAAACCTTAGGAGAAATTTTATTCATTTATCTAAATGCATTACCACCAACCCATAATACTAAAGATTTTCTAGTACCCCTAGTTACAGGAGATACTCTATGTAATAAATAAGAAGGAAAAACAGTAATAGCACCTTTAGCTTTACTTCCTTGGGTTATGGTTTTACCACCTAAATTAAATTCCAAAACTCCTCCATCATAATCTTTTGGATCAGATAAATTAATTGTAACTGATAATTTTCTTAATGAAGCCCATCCCGCACCTAAATCCATATGCCAATCATATTGTCCTTTATCCTTAGCATGATATTCAGTATATTGTATTTGTTCTCTAATACAATCTAGATCAAATTTAAAATGTTGATTATTATGGATCATAATTTCTTGGGCTATTCTTTCGTATAAACCTCTAAATTCTTCTGATTTAGGTAACCATTTAACCTTAGAAGACCTAATAGTAGGATCATACGTACCCTCAATTCCAGTTTCAGTTTTACCTAAAATTCTAGCCTTTTCTGCAAATGGTACTTTTTTAATTTCCTTTTTATATCCTTTGATTTGATGTGAATCAAGGAAATCAGGTCTCCAAGCAAATATGTCTGCTTCATTAGCTCTTGGTCTAAATGATAATTGATAGTCTACTGCCATAATTTTTAGTTTATAATATAATATACATAATTTATTTTAATTTTCCAAATAATTTAAAATACTTTTTTAGGTAAAAAATAAATTTCACCTTGATGTAATCCCCAAAATAGAGTATCCTGTTTCCATTTAAAAGGTTTAAATTCTGTTCCTGGGATTTTAAGTACTTCTGGGTTTTTATTTTCTTTATAACCTCTTTGAACATCAGATCTATTTATTCCATTATAAAAAGTTAAAATACAACCTGGCTTAGTTATATTAATTGGAGGATTTACAAACATTTGTTCTGATCCACTTATATCATTAGGGTCTAAAAATATTCCATCATATTGCTTTAATTTGCCTTCTTTATAAATATCTCTCCAATCACCTTCAATAATAGTAACATTGGGTTTATCAGCAGCCCAGTCTCTTGCTCTATCAGCTATTTGAAAATGATTTTCAATAATTGTATGAGATTTAATACTTCCGGATTGAATATAGCCAGCTGATATACCCATACCAAAGCCAACTTCTAATATATCACCACCATTTTTAGTACAAATTTTAGCATGTTCTTTCATAATTGGATGTTCACAATCATGCATAATAATACTATCCCCAAACCTTCCTGAGTGGTTTGTATTTTCAACTGTTATATAATTTTCATGGAAATATAATAGTGTATGTTTATAACTTTTTCTAAAACCTCTTTTTTTCATTAAATTTTAATTCACATAAATTTCTTGTTCATAATCAAAAAAGACTGTATCACCTGTATTAATAGTATAAGACATTGAACTCTCAGGTGAAGATAAATTGTTTTTAACCTGTTGCAAAGATTTGATAATCAAATATACTAATATCAGACCCAAAACCTCCAGCTGATGGGCCTGGGTTTTTGGCTGGGCTAGGTGAACTAGGTGAATTTTTTGAAACACTATCCATTCCCCAATCACCAAAAATTCCAAAATCAGCTTGTGGTAAATCTGGGTTTGCTGGTGAGATTGAGAATCCTATACTTGAAAAAGTAGTATATTTATTTGATGTTGGTAAATTTGAAGTAGTATTATATGAAGGTGTTGTTCCAAACGTTGTAACTTGTGAATAAGTTAAAGTAGTTGGTGAACCTCCAGATAATACCATAGTATTATCAACACTATCACCAGTTACTGTTCCTGTAGAATCGGAAGTTTTAACTCTTCTTTTCATAGTATAACCTGATACTGCATCTTGATTATAATTATACCACATTGAAGCTGAAAAATTAGTACCAGCTAAAGCTCTTGCATTAATATTGGCATAACCAGGACTTGCAGGTGCTAATGCTGGATAAGTACTACCTGCTGTGTCTCCACCTCCTGTACTACCACCTTTAAAAATATTAAAAACAGGTACATTATTTCCATATGTTCCAGTTACATAAGGAACATAAGAATTTTGTAATCTTTCCATTGCAATTGAACCCCAAGATAATATTCCTCCAGATGGTACAGCCATAATTACTTAATTTGTTTTTTTAGTTCGTCTACTTCTTCTTTTAATTCTTTAATTGCTTCTATTAATAAAGGAACTATTTTTTCATATTTAACAGCTTTATAACCTGTTTTTTCTCTTGTTTCAACAATTTCAGGTAATATTTTTTCAATTTCTTGTGCTATTACTCCTACGTCATGTCCTTCATTAGCATGTATTTCTTTATTTTTATTTTCTTCAAATTCTTTCCAATCAAATTCTACACCATTTATTTGTGCTAATTTTTTAAGTGGATTAGAAATATTTTTAATATTTTCTTTTAATCTTTTATCTGATGAATAGAATGCAACAATATCATTAGTTGCTCTAATTAATCCATCTGTGGTAGTTGAATTAGTAGCACCAACAATTAAACCACCACCATCAATATAAGTATAACTATCACCCCACCTTTGAACTAATCCACCATCAAAACCTCTAATTTCGGTAGAAGTAGAATTATCACCAACATTCATTGTAACAATTCCTGTGTTAGTATCACCGGAAATTTCCCAAGGCATATTAGCTAAATCTAATGTATGAGTAGTACCAGATGATACAAAAGTTAAACCATTTTCTCCATTAATAGTTGATGTCCCAGTAGCGGTTAAAACATTATTATTAGTATTATTAGTAATAGAAGTAGTACCACTTGTACCTGATGTACCATTATTTCCATTATTTCCATTGTTACCATTTACACCAGAAGTACCAGATGTTCCATTGTTACCATTATTACCATTTACACCAGAAGTACCTGATGAGCCACTAGTACCATTATTACCATTATTTCCGTTTACACCTGATGAACCACTAGAACCTGAGGTACCATTATTACCATTATTACCTGATGTACCTGATGTTCCGTTATTACCATTATTTCCATTTACACCTGAAGAACCTGATGAACCTGAGGAACCACTAGTTCCACTATTACCATTATTACCTGATGTTCCAGAAGTACCATTATTACCA